ATGTGTTGCGCCCTTCCCCAGGGTTTTGCACTTGCTGCACGTAAACAGAAAATGCTCGAACAACCTCAGAGATGTACTGCTGATTGTATTCCCGTGGCGCATTGGGAAAGTATGGTATGGCGAGGTTACGAGACATTACCGCCGCCCATCGCTACGCACATCGATACGTGGAGAACCAAGCCGCCATCCTGTGCCAGTAACATCACTGTCAACTCTGATCGCCATTGACCGACCACGTAATCTGATATGCGCATCTTGTGTAAACTGCTCTACAGGTACAGATGCTGTCTTCTCTACAGATTTGCTGTTGCTTTGTAAGTAAGCACCACCAGGAAAGTTCCGCGCTTTTAACGTAAAGTTTACAGTCGAATCATTAGATGTAGAGTTTCTAAAAGTTAAGTCTGGTATCAGCCTACGAACAAAACTAAATTGATCTCCTTCACCTAAGTCGAACTGACTAGACTCAATATATGCCGTAATTGCAGATGCAGGGGAGGTACTGCCGTCATCAAACCCAACTTCATGGTTATACAAATAGCCATCGCGTCCCGCCGCAATCGGTGTTTCATTCACACCACGGTCTATCCATGCTGTACGTGTTAGGTTGCCATAGTACCAGACGTTTTGCAGATAGTTATAGATTACATATCTGTCGTTATTGTCTGAATCGGCAGATGGATAGAACCACCAAATTTCTGAAAACGAAGAGTTTACAGAAGCAAAACACTTCTCTGCCTGAGTTGCATTGAAATCTGAAAACACGTAGTCACGTACCGAACAAGGCAGGGTCTGCACACCACCGTTGTAGACGTAGAACTCATTCTTACCCATCCAGTACACAGTATCCTCAACCGCAGCCACAGAAATCGGGCTTCTGATTGTGATGTTCTCTGAGATCATATTGATCCCAAAGGTAAACGGTGGGCCGATGTACTGCATCGCATGGAGAGATACATCTGTGAAAACTAGAATCTGTTGTCTGGTTTCTATGGCTGTAACAATTTTTGAGCCAGAGCCTAGACGTAGATCACCTGCTGTGTTTGTCGTTGTAGGGTTCCAATCAACTACATTCTCTTGATCTGAAAAACGAATAAGCAACGGATCTTGTTGACCTATGTTTTCAAGTGGATCACAACCAAAAGCAATAACGTGCCTGTCAACATCTGAGACAAGAACCTTTGTAGCTATAGTCGGGGCTAAATCGGCACCAGGCAGATCGCTCAACGCAACACCACGAGTTGTCAGTGGGCTTATGCCAGAAGAATCCCAGTAGTATATCCCGCCGTTCATCACGTTAAACAGAAGGTCTTCGCCAAAGTTGTCATGCGTCCAGATACGCAGTGTGTCAGTGATGAGATCAACTGTAGCACCAGAACCCCAAGTGCCACGGCTCCAAGGGCCAGCACCCCAACCTGTGCCAACAATAGATGTGTCTAGGCCGACACTGATTTGATAAGTGCCAACAACTGATGCACCGCCATTCCCTGTGTCAGACGCATTTGCTGTAACAGGTGTAGGTGTATACTGTCCATCTACGGTTATATCGCTTAGAGAAGCAACTTCACGGGCAATGATTGTGTAGCTAGACGTATCTAGTATCTCAGCAATCTGGTATTCTTGGTTTAGAACATCAGCCGTGATGTTGCCGCCAAGGCTTGTTGCCCCGCTAAATGTGACGAAGTCGTTCTGAACTGCACCGTGGCTAGGATCGTTCACAGTGATAGTTGTAGAACCGTCAGTCGCAGAAAAGGTTACATCACCCGCCGCAGTCGTGGAGCGGATAGGCGTAATGTCATAGTAACCGTTACCGTATTCGACATAGTACTTGAGGTGTGTGCCAACACCTAGATAGGTATCCAGACCCAGTGTACGCCAAGGCCACAATGCACGGCATGAACCCAAGAAAGAGTTGAAACCTACCTTACTCCACCCACCGATCTTCTCAGGAAACCCTGAACGAAAGCGAACCTTATCGCAATCATACCAACCCCCTTCGTTAGTATACGAAGTTGTTTCTCTGTTGATTCCCGGTTGGAACTGAAGTTTTTGCAGCGGCATGGCACACCTCTTTTATAGAATCATACATCAAGAGGGTTTTGTAGGCCAGTCTTCATCGTTCAAGTTGGGCCAGTTTGCGTGGCTTGTGATGTCCCGCAACGCTTGACGGTATGTATGCCATGCAGAAGGTACAGGTGTAGATGTATCTGCGGAACGCATTGTCATCCAGTCTGTTTCGGCTAATAGATCATCTCTTTTTGCGCGATTATAAAGTGCAGTTGATGCATCTAGCTCTGCTTGGTAAGCCGCTTCCTTATCCGCTTTTGTGCCGTCTGCATCGTCTGCAAACATATCTTGTGCAACGTAACGCTCTACCCAGTTGCCATCTGAGTCTTGCTCGACACCATCACGGACTGATGTTTGGTACGCAGTGGTGGTTGCAGCGGCCCCTGCTAAAACAGGGTCAAGATCAAGTGCATCTAAGGTTGCCGATGTCCATACACGAGGCAATGACATATTTGCGTTAGCCGCTCTCCATTCACCTTGAGACTTAACTTCACCTGTTGTTCTGTTTCTGTATTCACCCATTAGATTGATCCTTTCTTATGAGTTTGATTATGGAGCTGCGATTGCATAAAAGATGTATGTATCACCATTTGTGTTCACTTCTCCTCCACCAGTAGGAACTATAAATCCACTGCTATGAGGGCTTAAATAGTTTTGACTAGAGAACTGATAGCTATTTTCGTTAAGATACAAATAAGGAGAATTTCCTGTTATAATCCCACGATCACTGTCAAAGAAAAGCCATCCTTCGGCTCTACTTGCTTGAGCGTTCTTGATGATTACCAGTTTACTGCCGTTCGTAAATCCGCAATCAATAGTCTGACTGCCACCGTTTCCAGTGTAGGAACCAACTTTTGTGAACCCTGCCTTCGTTGCAAAAAGCATAGCAACATAACGGTTTGAGGCTGATCCATTCACACTGTCAGTAGCAGACACAGTGAATCCTGTAGACGTAGGGCTAGTATTGTTCCAAACACCGCCAGCGGGGTCGGCAGTTAGGTTTAAACGCATCTGTTGGTTGTTTCCAAGAGCGGAGTGATAAACATACCAATCGTAAGAAGCGTTTGATAAGTTCTTAACCCACATCATTTCTGGGGCAACGCCAAGGTCATGGGGTTTCGGAGTCGTGTTATTGTTGCCGCGATATAAGACCGTATCGAACACACCCGGAAACTTCCGCCACATCCAACAGTAATCACTAGCGTCTGTTCCAACACTACCCATACCTTCATTATTATCCCAGCGCATGTTATTTGCGCTTTCATTGGAAGTATTATTGGTGGACAAATAATAGTCACCCATTAAGCGAGTAGATGCTATCCAAGGAGCAGTTGTCCCAACGTCATCGACATTGTTTTTCTGAAGAGCAAAGTCAGCAGGCCAACCTGCATAGAATGTGCCAGACCCATCTTTAGTATCTATGTTGAAGAAATCATTGACGCTTTCAAGCTCTTTTGTCGGTGGCTTTCTAATTGCTATGTAAATCATAGTCTGACCGTTACCAACATCAACAAACTTAAACCCATCTGGGTTTGGGTCTACATAGTTGTTACCCTCGACTTCCGCAGAATTATTATTAGCTTCAAGTCGCGCATCAAGACCATATGAAAAATCACCATCCCCGCTAGGCATGCCTCTTAATGTATCCAAAATAGTCCAAGCCGCCCCAGACGTTGAGCTTTTATAAAAAACATACTGAGGCTCAAACCCAAGACTTACTGTAGCATTACCACTTCCGTCAGTAACAGCAGAACCACACTTTATAATATCTTGGTCTGCATCTGGGCCAAACTCACCGTCGTTATTGTTATGCGCCCAAAGGTATGCAACATAAGTAACGCCAGTTAAGTTTATATTGCCAGAAACTTGAAAACTAGAAGTGTTACTTAGATTAACAGAAGTCCCAAAGTCTCCCAAGCTAGTAACACCAAAAGAAGCATTCAACCGCAAATAAGGTTGAGTATAAGAAGATGGATTTCCCATCTGCCTATGGAATGCATACCAGTTGTCTACATAAGATGTAGCTTTAACAGCCATAAAGCCTATTTGTGAATTAAGACTATGAGAAACACTATGAGTGCTTCCCGTGCCCGTCCAAGTAACTACGTCAAAAAATTTAGGGCATCTCCGCCAAGCCCATCCAATATAACTATTTGAGCTATAATTAATTTTACTAGAGCTACCTATTGAAAAGCCATCACTGTTAAAAGCTGTTAAAGTATTAGATGAGGTTTCTGAAACCCTAGTTTCATTTGGGCTAAGGTCTTGGTTTACACCTCTTTCGGTATCATAAATAAAAGGGGTTTGAGTACTAAATCTACTCTTTGACCAAACCATCCCACCCTCACCAGAGAGGTCAAGGCCATTGGTGATCGTTTGAGTGGAGTCATTCCCATCCCACACATATGCGCTGAACACATCAGATACGTTTACTTCTTGACCGCCAGCAGCACCAGCAGCAGCTTGGACGATCTTTTTTGAGTTAGCCATTACTTACCCCAGTGCTTGACCTGCCGTGAACCCATACCATGTTGTACCGCCATCGTGTGTAATAAAGACGAAGTAATCGACGGCACTTGCTGTTGCTGTCAGGGTCGGAGCTGTCGCGTTCGGCCAGTCTACTGCGGCTGGCCAAGTTACAGCGAACCCCGATGCCGATGCATCCTGTACAATCTTCAGCGTAAAGCTAGATGCCTCACCTGAAGCAACTGGGTTACTAAATGTGAATGTTGTGTTCTCAGTCAGGGTATGACTGAAGTTTGTGGCGTTGTTCAAGTTTACCGTGGTGGCGTTACTTGTAGACGTTACTGCCTCATATTCTTCAGTGATACCCTTGTTGAAGGATGCTTTGTTACCAGACAGTGTCAGCAGGGTTGTACCATCCGCCTGAAGGCCAAGGTTACCTGACGCATCGCCTGTTACTATTGCACCTCCGGTGGATGTGTCTGCGTTAACTGTCGTAGTCATACTGTTTCTCCTTTAGTTCAATTGAACTATTATGGCTTTGTAGGCCAGTCGCCGTCAGCTAGATTAGGCCAGTTGCTATGTGTAGTTATATCACGAAGTGCCTGACGGTAGGTAGTCATTTCAGCACTCATAGTCATATCTGACATGCCCCAGAAATCTGTTTCGGCTAGAAGGCCATTACGCTTAACGCGGTTGGATGCCGCTACGTTGTCATCATACTCCTGGGTTTCTTCTGCTGTCTTGGCAGTTGTTGTCCACCCTAGTGTCCATGTGCTGCCGCTACCTGTCGGTGTTGCGTTCTGCGCCACGGTCTGTGTGCGATCATCATAAGAAGGCTGATCGTCAATCGTTACAGGGTAAACATCATATGCTGCAAGCATCTCGTCTGATACTTGACGAGGGAAAGATGTCTGAGGATTATCGCGGCGTAATTGTCCCACTGAATAGGGGAACGTGTCTACTGAACCGCTTGTGATTTTGACATACATTTAAGGTCTCCTTTATATGTCGGTTATGTGAATGCGGTTACAACACCGCCATCTGTCTGACCACTGCCAGTAACTGTGTAATTCCCTGCCGAACCTAAGTTGTTGCCTAAGTTTGAGACACCATCGTTGTAGTTTAGTTTGAAGTAAACCAATGGCTGAGAACCAGTTGGGTTTGACCCATTATCACCTAAATCAACAGGAAGATTATTCGAATCATAAAACTTAGCTCTGTTCGATGCTTGACTTAGATCAATGTATGTATCGTTAAGATAAAACTCAGCCATAGAACCGTTGAATGGCGTGTAAACAGAAGTGCCGCCAACACGCATATCTATGAGTCCAGTACTCCAAGGTACGGTTCCATTTGTAACACTTGGAGCATAGCTAGTCCCATTTATGTAAACATGCCCCGAAGTACCATTCCAACTGCCCATCCAATGATTCCATTGACCATCAATAGCAACATTGTTTCCGCTACCTCTTGCCATCAAAATACTTCCAGACCAAGTATTTAAATCAAAACCAACAGCTTCGTTTGAGTTTACCGTTAAGTAAATTGCAGGGTAGGCTCCATATTGCCCATTCATGGCGTGGTGGTACAAGCTACCGCCAGAAGAGGATGCGTCTTTCTTAAACCAAACAGAAAGAGTAAATTGACCACCATCGGATCGAAGAGAACTTGTTCGATTTAACCAAGAACTGCCGTTCCAGTCTACACCATTTGCTTCGTATGCTGCTCCACCAGCACCTGCTGCTTGGTTCATAAATCTACTAATAAGGCTCATTTTTTATCCCGCCGCGTCAATTGCCAGCGCACCGTACCATGTAGTGCCGCCGTCCCGTGTTGTGAAAACAAGTATGTCTGTTTCCCCCGAAGCTGGAGCATCAGGAGCCGTGGCACCTGCCCAGTCTACCGCCGCAGGGTAAGTGATCGTATGAGTGCCGCCTGCTGTTAGCTGTAGAGTAAAGCCAAACGCTGTCCCACTTGAAGGTGGATTGCTGAATGTGAACGTGGTGTTTCCGCTTGTCGATAAGCTGAAGAAGTTCCCCGCTTCGCAATCTACTGCTGGGGTTGTTCCAGATAGAGCAACGTAGGTTTCGTTGTACGAAGTAGCGATAAGCTCCCCGTTGATTGTACCACTTGCACCAGTAAGCGCAGCGGTTGCATCCATGCTTCCAGCCGAAGTTACGTTTGCCGATCCTGTGGTGGCGATTGTCCCCGAAGACGATACACCCGGAGTGGTAACGCCAGTCGTACCGTTAATTGTTACTGCCATTTATCATCTCCTTTACGAAATACTCTGATTCACGGTGACATTTCTGGTGAGTGATGTATTTGTTGAATTTGCAACATCACCGCCGCCGTTATCATTAACCATAGTTCTGGTGCGGGTTGAAAGAGTCGCCGTTGGGCTGGCTGTTGTAGGTGAAAGAGTTGCTATTGTTAAGTCACCAAAAGTACCAGTGATGCTTCCATCTGAAGGAAGGCGAATTATGATTCTATGGCCTCGATTAACATTTACACCAGTATAGTCAGTTCTTCCTGATATAACAATTTGGTCGAAGGGGTCTATTTTTAAAGAGTAATGCCTCCAACTACTAGGGCTTCCAGTAAGTAATCTATGCCACTGAACAGTGCCAGAGCTATTGTACTTTGTGAGAGAAGATACCTTTCCACCAGTTGTTCCGTATGAACCAAGTAAGTAAACATTCCCTTCGCTATCCACATCGCAAGAAGTATAATAGCCTGATGATGTAGTACCGTCGGTAACAACTCTTGCCCAGTTTACAGATGGCGTTGCTCCACTTACGTCTAATTGAACTAAACATGCCTGACGAGAACTTGAAACACCAAAGTTTTGAGACAATCCACTTACATAAAGAAAGTCATTTACAGAATCATACCGCAAGCAATGTAGCTGATGTGTAAAGCTGTTAAGATATATTTCTCTAACCCAGTTTTGAGTTGTTATGTTTGAGTTTTGCTGAACTTCCCAGCGACTATTGCCACTTCCATAGTTCCAGTATCCCGCCCAAGTTCTTGTCGTTGTTGATTGAGGGTAATCAGAAGCAATGCCATATACCCCCTTATATGGTTCGGCACCACTAACAGACGTGTTGTTTGATAGCCTACGGTGACTACTATCCTGCATGTTACCGCTGTTAAAACTCATAATGCCCGGACGCTCCGCACCGCCGCCTATATCCATAGTTAGACCAACTACTGCCTGTGATCCTGTACCGTATCCAGTCATGCAAAAAGGCCAATTCGATACAACTGTTCCGCCCTGAACACCCTGCTCACCACCACTGGCTATTAAAGCTCCTGTAGTAGGATTGACCTTTGCGATGTGGAATTTCTGAGAATAACTAATTGGCTCTGAATTATATCCAGCGAACTGAATATCACCATTTGAATCTACATACACACAGCTCATGTATACTATGTTGCTGCTAGAGCTACCCCTTACATTGTAGCTCCACTCAACGCTTGAACCATCTAGGCTTAACCTACATACACTTCCCCAACTTGGGTCGGATGCACTAATAGCACCATATCCAGCAAGAAAGATGTTACCATCTGCATTGATGTCAAAATCATCCTGCACCGTTTGAGAGTAAACTGTCCCGTTAGTGTAATCCGCGCTAGCCGCATCATTACCGACCAGTGAGTAATAATAGGGTATACCACCACCCGCTCCAGCCGAAGCTAAAACAACATATTTACCTACGCCAATACTCATGCAAGGGCATCTCCAGCCAAGAAGCCGTACCAGTTAGTACCGCCATCGGTTGTCATAAACACATACATATCGGTTTCCCCTGATGCAGGGGCATCTGGAGCGGTTCCGCCAGCCCAGTCTACACTTGCAGGCCATGTCAATGTATGTGTGCCACCTGCGGTAATCTTCAGTGTAAATGCAAAAGATAAGCCGCTTGTCGGAGCAGAGCTAAATGTAAAGGTAGTGTTGCCGCTTGTTGATAGTGTGAACGCATCTCCTACCGTGCAATCTACCGATGGAGTCGTACCTGTTAGAGCCGTCACCTGACCGTATGCAGCCGCCTCGAATGTAGCTGTTTGGTTTGTCCCTAGTGTCAATGCAGTTGTGCTACCGTTTGTTTGCAGAACCAAGGTGCCGTCTGTATTACCTGTGTTTACCAGAGCCTGACCGCTTGATGTGCCTGCTGCGATGATACTCATATCTTTCTCCTTAAAGCACTACCCAGCGTTGTCCGCTGGCAACGGTCACTGTAACACCGCTAGAGATTGTAATCGGCCCAACAGACATACCGTTTGTACCTGATGGGAATGTATAGCTTTCTGAAGCCGTTGTGAGGTTCGTAACGATTGCACCGCCAGCTTCTGTGCCACCGCCGCCAATCGCGCCCCAAGCTCCGTCCGCGTAACCCTCGAAGGCTGCGTCATCGCTGTTATAACGAAGCATACCGTTGACTGGCGTTGGACGCTGTGCAGTAGAACCCGCTGGCATCTGAAACGCATCTGTCGATGAACCTGTACTAATGAAGTCAGTGCCATCTGCGACTATACCGTGGGTGACTGTCGGGGTCAGACCTGTCAGAGTAGTGAAATCAAATGTACTTGTAAGGTCTACAACCGCTGCGCCTGTACCTGCACCATCAGAGTATACAATGGCTGAGTCTCCGTTTTTGATTGTGACGTTGCCGCCAGAACCTTGTGTCAGGATAACGCTTTGGCCTGAAGTGTTCTTTACAAAGTATAGCTTTTGTTGATCGTTTGGAGTGATCGTAACGGTGTTTGTCCCAGAAGGAGTACCGCCAAAAACCAGCACCTTGTATTGACCATCAGACAGAGAGCCGTCTGTGGTTGTAAGTGTATGTGTTGTACCCGATAGGGTAATTGACCCCACACCGCCAGTAAGTCGGTCTACGATCTGTAAGTTTACGTTAGTAGTATCACCCCATGTCCCGGACTGTTCGCCGTTGCCAATCAGTTCAATACCACTGTTAACTGCGTATGTACTCATTAAGCTCTAACCTCCGTCACGGTCTAATTTGAGTATACTCTGTTGTTGTGCTTGGCGCAATCTTTGTCCACACTGCTGTTTCACTTGGAACAATCCGACCCCAGACGGTAACACCTCTTGGGCCTAATAGTCCTTGCGCTTCGACACCTGTGACTGGGACATCAACGCCTGTACCCGTTTCGACAATAACAGAACCGACACCCGTTGTCACCTCTATGCCTGTTACGGGAACTATTATGCGTGGAGTAACGACAACATCGTTAACTTCCCCAGTCATTCCTATATCATCGCCTACAGGCTGGCTCCAAGTCCCTGAACCCCAAAGACTTCTGCCCCAGCCAGATGCAGTTGATGCTGTGATGTAAACTGTAACGCTTTGTGGAAGGCCGTTTACAACGCCTGTGGCTTCTAATCCTGTAACTGGAATGTTCGGTGCATCGCCAGAAACAGAAACATCATTAACCGCTGTTACCGTTTCAACCCCAGTAGGTGTTACGGAAGAATCACCAACTATCTCTGGGTTATTTGCTGCTCCTAAACTTGAAACACCTGTGACATTAACGCCTACACCAGCACCTTCGGATACAGTTACAGTTCCTACATTCCCTGATGCCTCTATTCCTGTTGTCGGAGCTTCTGCATCCCCAATAACTGTCGGGCTTCCAATTTCGCCTGTGCCGTCAACACCTGTAACAAGTACAACAGTTGCGCCGTTTATAGAAACTACGCCCACATTAGTGGTAGCACCCGCGCTATTTATAATCGGGGCAAGCTCTCCTACAGACGTAGTAGCAGCCAGACCAGTAACAGGGACATCTGTTGCACCAGATGCTACAGCGGTTCCAACCGCAGTGGTTCCTTCTATACCTGTAAGATTTAGAGAAGAATCCCCAATAACAGACGGGTTATTTTCCTCGCCCGTTGCCTCAAGACCAGTAACATTAACTACGGCTTGGTTGAGTACAGTGACAGAACCAACATTACCTGATGCATCAACACCAGTAGATGGAACGGACGCAGCACCAGTAATAGATACTACACCTACACCTTCAAGAGCGGAAACACCCGTAACTGCAATGTTAGGAGCATCTCCGCTTACTGTTACCGTCCCAACTTGACCACTAGAAGAAACCCCAGTGACCTCTACAGGTAAAGGGGTACTCCAAGCACCTTCAGACCATGTGCCACGACTCCAGCCGTTTATGTTCGCCATGACTGGTCACCCCGCCTAAAAAATTAGGCGATACGGATGATAGCGTTACTTGCGTCAGCCGTTGGGAATACAATCTGGAAGTCACCAGCTGTAGATGTTTTGTCTGAACCAAAGTCTAGAACAACTACAGTCGGGTCACCCGCTGCGGTATCATTGTAAATCAATGCACCACGAGCAGTGATTGTTGCAGAAGTGAATGTGATATCTGCAAAATCTGTAAACGCTGTTGTACCAGAAGATGTTGGTGTGACATTGGTCAACGCACCGCCGCCAGCAACGTAAGAGCCTGAGTCACCAACTTCGTTAGTCGCTGTGTAGGCTGTAGTTGAAGCGTTAAATGTCGCGCTGTTTGTATACAAAGCCAACTTGAACGTATTACCTGTTGAGTTTGTAAAATCGTGTGTCGCTGTCATAAGTTCAGACTTGAACGACGTACACATATAGTTTCCAGTAAAGGCCATATTAAAGTCTCCTTATGAGTTCAGCCAGTTCGGGATGCCCCGCATCATTAAGTGCATTATACACAGATGTGCGGTCGCTGCGAATAGCCTGTCGCATATAATATGCAACAAGCGTTTCAATGTGCTTTTGAAAAGCACGAGCCTGATCTCTGATGGCTGGGGGAGCTTCATCAGATACAGATACAATTTTCTGAACGCACTGCTCAGAAAGTTCCTCTGGAGATAAACCACGATTCTCTGTTGTGTTAACCAACACAACTTGCTCATCACGGGGTACGTTTAACTCAAACTTAAACATTATTGTTTAGCCCTTATTACTTTACCTGTACGGTATTCATCCGTGGTTTCTTTAGCCTCTCCAAGTAGTTTGATTCCAACTAAGGCTTCCTGGAAGCGTGAATTATACATGTTCATAACGTCGGGGTCACCCTTCATGTACACGTATGCTTCGATTAAACTACCATAAAGCAACGCTAACTCTGCATTTTCACTCAACCAAGTAGTGCTGTTATCGTTTAGTGTAGAGTCCGTAATACTTAGAGGCCGATAAAAATAATGCAGTTCCGCTGTATATTCCGCGTCTGGAGTCGGCCCTAAGATAAAATAATCTATGTCGAACTGACCGTAATACTTTGGTTCTCCAGTGGTGGTAGGATCAGGGGTATATGTTTGAATAAAACTAGGATCCTTAAACTCGACAAAGAACTTATCGCCGTCTGTTCCCGTCATACTTAGCGAAAACGGAGCCAAGAAATCAGACGGAACCGCTAAATATTGAAACCCAGTATCCGTAGATGCCGTGGCATTTTTACGAAATAAACTAAGCTGAACACTTTTTAGAATACGTTCCTCTGCGGAGCGAATAAACACAGGAAGATTATTCACAAAAGACGTTTCATCGTTTTCTGTAAAGTCCTGTATGGCCTGCTTTAGTTGTCCGTATGTAAAACTCATGGTGCTACCGTATTAACCTTATATCCCATGCCCGAATGAACACTGCAATAAGTATACAATGTTGGTGCACCTATTGCGACATCTATCTGAGTATATGCTCCAGCGTTGCCTGGGACGCCGTTGTACGTGACACCTACTGTGTATTCAACGCCACCACCATGTGTTCCATCCGGTGTGGTGGAAAACCGAAGAGGGTGCCCCGAGTTGGAGTTGTCAGATTGGTCGTATCGATAGACCAAACCTTCAGTAACATCTCTTCCGGCTGGACCTGGAGCAGCACCGTCTTGTGCAAAAATATTTGAGCCAAACGGTGCGAATACCGTTATGTTGTAAGTTTCTTCAATCGGGAACGCACTTGCACTACCCACTTGACCAGTAGCTGAAACACCCGTTACGTCAACGGTTACGTCCGGTTGAGCAGAAGCAGAACCAACTGCACTCGTAGCACCAACCCCCGTCAAGTTGACGACAATGCTTGCTTGGTTTGTATTAACCTGTACCGTGCCTATTTGACCAACCCCAAGAGGGCTGCTCAAGTTTGGGTTTTCTACTAACGGAACACCGACATAAGCCTGAACCGTTTCTTTGGTGTCTGGACGCGGATTACGCAACGCTTGAGGGTCTGGTCCCACCTTGGGGGGAAACAACTGTGGGTGCTTTGGTTCATACTCATCGGGGCCAACGAGCGCACCTGTCCACTCAAGTCGCATATCGCGTAAACGATAGCGGCGACCTGAACGATCAGATATTCCCCAGGCATGTTTTCCCGATGCGTATGACATTAGACCCTCAAGTACTGAATGCTAGGCTGTAACTTCAGTGGAGTACGCCCTTCATCTTCATCTGCTGCACGTTGGAACTCTTCTTCATACACAACTTTTAAAAGTTGCGCTCTCTCTGGCGCACGTTTCATAGACAAATAGTATGCTAACCCCGCCACCATACAAGGATAGAAACGAAAAGGCATATCAGTAGTATTAACCAAAGCATCTGCGTCCTCGATTCTGCGAACGTAATAATAAACAAGCTGATCAGTAGAGTTTTCAGGAACAGACCACAGGTTAATCACCGGATCTATCTGCCGATCAAAATAAAACTGGCTCGGACGCCCTTGCGTGGTTTTATTTGGCAGAGTTAAATACTCGCCACGGCTAATCCGCTCTACTTCATAGTCCGTATTGTCTCTACGAAGAACCATTTCCAGAACATCAACTACATCAGAGGTAAGCGTTTCTTGTGCCTGACCTGCTGTCAATGTGATTATGCCTTGATTCACCGTCCAAAGGTTTAGACCACGGTTAGCCCAATCAGCAAACATCAGGTTCAACGACCGACGCGCTGTTCGAGCATCGTAACCCGTGCGAACTTCGAGGCCACAGCGTTCATACGCTTCCTCGATGATCTCACCGACATCCATGTTAAAGTCTCTTGAACCTGATGTTGTCATTGTATCAACTCATATGTGGGTTTTGGTTGGTTTTCTTTTCGACACAACCGCCATATTTGTAGCGCGTAATCTTTCCGCCGTTCATATAACCGCGAACTGCACCGCCGCCCATCATCTTTACGCGTCCGCCATATTTCATTTCACCAACGCCGTCCGCAGCATAGAACGGAACCATCTCGCCGTTCTTTTCAACCATTTTTAATTTCTTAGGCATAGTAATCTCCTTTGTGTCACCATACTACGTTTTCAAACAGATGTCATTAAAACACCCGAACTGCTGTTGACGGAACGCGTCCGCCATTTTTAGCATTCCAGCTAATTCTTTTTGACGATTTCTTTTTCTTCGCCGCCGATGTACACTGTGCCATAGTAGGGCGACAGGCCGGATAACTCTTACGCTTCTCACCCTCCTGACGACCGCAAGGCTTGCCAGTATTACAATCGACCCAACCCTTCCCGTCGTTCTGGGCAAACCATTCGCGCAGTGAGTTTCCTTTTTTAGCCATTAGTACGTTTCCGTCCGCTTGCGTCTATTCTCTTGAACACAACCGCAGCCAGAGGCGATCCTTCCACCAACCCCATAACGATTACGCGCCGGACGCTTTGGATTATCCACAGAAGCAATCACTCCACCTGTGGCTTTGTTGTTAGAAGATTCGCCCCAGTTTTCCACGCCGACCTTGCGACATTTGGCTACCGCTCCGCTTGCGTATGCGCTGGGCCACACCTTGTACCGAGCCTTCACCTTCTTGGCGCAGGCGTCTAGCGGTTTTTTCTTTTTTGCTGGCATTAGTTACCTCCTGTGGAGATTTTGAAACCTGGAACGACATTTGACCACGACTTATCAAAACTTGCCTGCCTTTCTGTCAGCTTTTCTACAGCCTGAACTAAATGATCTATTTTAATATCCATGACTTCTGTACGCTTATCTACTGTAACAAGCGTAGAAATCATCCATATGAGACCTGTAGAGGCAAGTCCCACAAGGGCTGTAAAAATAACAAGTAAGTACGGTTTGCTCATAGTCCTACCACATTTTGCACGACCAATAACGGGCCGATAGTTTATCAAGTTTTTTAGTGTCGCATCCATGTCTTGCTCTAAACGATTTACGTCGTTTCGGGTTTGACTTCTTAATTGTCATATTAGCGTCCCCGAATCTGACGATCTTTTCTTTTCCCTTGTCACATGCCTTTACAACAAACTTCTTGCCGCCAGACACCTGACGCCTGGGCTTATTGCATTTCATCTTGGACTTGTCGATCTTAGGCATTAGATTGGCCCCACATTTTGAATGTAAACAAATTCCATTGACGCAGAAACGTCAAAGTCAACAGATCCAGAGGAAGAAAACGCCCTCATTTCTAAGTCTGTTTTTTCTGTGAACCTTAATGGAAAAGTATAAAATTGCTCGTGTGCGCCATCTGTAAGAGTAAATCTTTCTTTTATTTGAAACACTTCCCCATAGGGTCTAGCAACAAGACTAGCATTCAAAATAGCAGGTGTCTGAGTTGATGTGCCTGTGGACAAAGCCATCTTTGTAAGGAACGCTGTATATCCTGCGGGAACTGTCCAAAGAGCCATCAATGTTTGGTTATCACCATCACCATTAATAAGAAGATAAATGTTAGCAGGAACTCCAGAAGTCACTGTTCCTGTGCCAGCGTAGATTATACCAGCATTTGCGCCACCACTACCTGCGCTGCGAACAATGCCACGATTTATCCGAAAGTACGATTCGGTAGTATTAACAGGCGTTTGTCCGTTTAATGTGACAACTTCGTTTACTTCGTTGTAGTCACCATCTAGGCCAAAAATTTCAACCGTTCTTGCACCAGTACCTGCGGCAGTGTCGTTAGCCGAACTGCTTGATATAGTCATTACTGTGGCTGATGGAGGGTAGGAATACAAACCACCTTGTTCCCAGATGGTTTCTTTTGTGTTTCCAACATCGTTGTTGTAACCGAACTTAAACACAGTTTTATGACCCGTGATTTGACCACGGGCCACCTGTAGCTCAAATGGCTCAGATGTTCCGACCTGTGAAATGGAACGGAGATCATATGCCATCGGATCCTCCTACGAAAGGATGATCGTTAGTTGGTTACTCGCACCTGTAAACGCAGAAACGTACACACCTTCCGAAAAGATAATGCCGTCATCTGGAATGTTCATTACGTGGTGACCTGCCGGAAATGTTTGCGTAAGCAAAGTATCACCGCTTGCGCCACCGTTTTTCAACGTGAACGCACCCGCAGCCGCACCGTAAATTACAACCTGCCGTAAACGAGAACGAGATGGACCGACAACCGCAGCCGCCGTTCCTTGAACCCAATTATATGCACTGACTGGACCAGCCATAAGTTAGCTCCTTATGCTGCTGCTGTTGCGCCAGTATCTACACGAATCCAGTTTGAACCGTCAGAAAATACTAGGTTGCCTGTACCTGCACCCGCGCCCTCTGCTGCTTTACGCGCATTAGACACATAGTAGATATAACCTTCGTTATCAGCGGAAGCTGTTGGAAGGTCTGCAAAAAGAATTGGATTTGCCCAGAAAGCTGTATTTGATTTCACTGGACCTGAAAAAGTAGTACGAGCCATGTCATTCTCCTGTCTTGGCTAGTGTCAGCCACACTATGTAGCTGTCAGGGATAAACCAACCATACAGAACTTTTAGACAAAAAGAAAGGGGCTACCGAAGCAGCCCCAGTCCAACAGGGAGGTGTCCAAAATGAAATGAACATCCTCATTGTAGCATAAATTATGCGCCAGGTGAACCGAACACACAGCGTGGGTCAGAGAACCCGAAGCTGTAACGCTCACGCGCTTTGAAGCGCATGTTACCTGTGTCGAAGTCAGCTTCCATGTTTG